TATCATAGTAGAAATTGAAAAAAGGTTTTGGTTCTCGCCGGTTGCCCTTCTTGGTGGTAGTTGGAATGACGGTTCTAGGGCTGGTACTTTCTATTGGAATCTTAATAATGCTACTTCTAATCGTAATCGTAATATCAGCGGTCACCTAGTAAATGCAAACACATGTGAAATCTTTCGCCCTGCCACTTGGCAAAATATAAAAAGAAAATAAACTATATTAGTAAGTTTGAAAATCAAAATTTGAAAGTTTAGTTTGTAATTGCATACAAAGAAAGAAGTAACAAATTATGAAAAGATATGGAAATTTGTACAAAGAAATTTACAATATGAATAATTTGATACTTGCACATAAAAATGCACAAAAGGGTAAAGGGTGGTATAAGGAAGTAAAAGAAATAAATGCTAACCCTGAATATTATTTGAAAGAATTACAAAATATGCTTATCAATAAAACATATCACACTTCTGAATATGAAACATTTATGAAGAATGATACAGGTAAGGAAAGAAAAATATATAAATTGCCATATTATCCTGATAGAATTTGTCAATGGGCAATTTTACAAGTAATTGAACCATACCTTATAAGGAATTTTATTCCTGATACTTATTCAGCAATACCAGGAAGGGGAATACATACTGCATTGCATCGAATTGAAAAAGCAATTCAAACAGATGTAAAAGGAACACAATATTGCTTAAAAATTGATGCCAAAAAGTATTATCCATCTATAAATCACGATGTATTAAAAAATAAGTATAGAAGATTGTTCAAAGATAAGGATTTGATTTGGTTACTTGATGAAATTATTGATTCAACACCTGGTGATACAGGAATTCCCATTGGAAATTATATTTCACAATATAGTGGAAATTTTTATTTTTCAGAATTTGACCATTGGATTAAAGAAGAAAAGCATATGAAGTATTATTTCAGATATATGGATGACATTGTTATATTAGCTGAATCAAAGGAAGAATTACATCAATTAAGAAAAGAAATTGATGTATATTTCAGAACAAAGCTAAAATTAAAAATAAAAGAAAACTGGCAAGTCTTCCCAACTTTTGTAAGGGGTGTTGATTTTGTTGGTTACAGAACTTTTTTGAATTATAAGTTGTTAAGAAAAACAACATGTAAAAATTTTAAAAAGAAAATGAATAGTATCAAAAAGAAAATTAAGGATGGTAAATCAATAAATTATTCAGAATGGTGTTCAGTCAATTCATATAAAGGTTGGTTGATTCATTGTGATAGTTATAGATTAAGTCAAAAATATATAAAACCACTTGAATTTCATGCACATCAATACTATTTAGAAAATGTAAAAGGAAAGGGTGAAGTAAAATGATAAATCATGGTAAAGTTAGAAGTACAATCGAACCTGAAAGATTGGTCATTGATGAATATTCTGTTTGGATTGCTGAAAATGTTGAAGAAATTGAAGTCGAAGATGAAATCATCAATGATAAAGGGGAAACAGAAAAAGTAACAACAACGATGTATGAATATAATTTGGTTCAATATACCAAAGATGAATACATCTTGATGCAATCAAGCCAAATGACAGATGTTGAAATGGCATTGGTTGAAATTTATGAAAGTTTGGGGGTGTAATCAATGGCAAAAATATATGCTGACCTTATTAGAAAAGGTTTAAAAACAATTGATGATGTTCCTGAAAAATTAAAAGAAGCCGTAAAGGAAATTTTGGGCATCTAATAGTGCAAGTAATATAATTTTATATCTTATAGATTAAAAACCCATATAAACAAAAATATAAGTTTATATGGGTATTTCTATGAGAATTTAGAAGGAAGGTGAAATGTTTTGGAACAATTATCAATTATTGTAATTTCAATAGCAACTTTCTTGAATGCACTTTTGGCAATCGTGGGATTTGTACAAAAGATAAGAAAGCCAGTAGATAATGCAATTGAAAAGAAACTTGGTGAAGTATTAGAACCAGTCAATAAGAAATTAGATGACTTAAATGGTGATATAAAAAAGTTAGACAAGAACCAATGTATGAATTATCTAGTGGAATTTATCGAAGATTGCAAAAACGGAATACCAAAGGATGATATTCAAAAGAAAAGAGCAAGTGAAGTCTTTGACCATTACACAGAAGACTTAAATGGTAATTCCTACATCCATGATGGATGGGAAAAACATGTGAAATAGGGGGTGAATCATATGCAAATAACATTAGATTCAATCATACCAGTAATTGCAGTCATTGTGTCATACATATTTGGATTACTAGCAAAAAAATTCAATTGGTATGAAAGTAAATACATACCAATTCAAAATGGTGTAATTGGTGTTATTTCTGCAATCGTATATTACATGGCAGTTCCTGATTGTAATTTTGTTGTTGTGTTATTTACAGCATTATCAGGATTTGCAGCAGGTGGATTATATGATGCAAGTAAAACCAAAAATAATTAACCGTAAAATTTTTACGGTAAAAGAAAGGAAGTGAATTCAACATGGAAGATAAAAATGAAGAAATAGGAAATGGTGAAATTCAAAGAAATGAAAAAGATTTTGGGGGTGAAGAATAATGAAAGGTATAGATGTATCAGCACATCAAGGTAATATCAATTGGGATGCAGTAAAAGCATCAGGAATTGAATTTGCCATAATTAGAATAAGTTATGGACAAAGTTCAGTTGATTCAAAAGCAATAAGAAATATTGAAGAATGTATCAGGGTAGGAATGCCATTTGGTGTTTATGTATATTCTTATGCATTAAATGTTAGTAATGCAATAAATGAAGCTAATTTGGTTATTAGAACATTAGCACCTTACAAAGATAAAGTAAGATTTCCAGTAATAATTGACATGGAAGATGCAGACCATTACAAAGCAAAATATGGAATGCCTTCAAATGACACATTAGTTTCTATTTGTGAAAAAGAATGTTTAATGTTTGAAGAAGCTGGATATTATGCAGCAATTTATGCATCAAAATCATGGTTTGATACAAAATTAAATTCTTCAAGACTAAACAGATTTGACAAATGGATGGCTTGGTGGTATTCACAAGCATCATCAAGATTTGACCACAATGTATATGGAATGTGGCAATACACAAGTGATGGAAGTGTAAATGGAATTTCAGGAAGGGTTGACATGAATGAAGCATTCAAAGATTACCCATCAATCATTGGTGGTGGACAACCAACACCTGTACAACCATCAAAACCAACAAAATCTGTTGATGAACTTGCACATGAAGTTATAAATGGTGCATGGGGTAACGGTGATGATAGAAAGAATAGATTAACACAAGCAGGATATAATTATAATGCAGTACAAAACAGAGTAAATGAACTTTTGGGTTCTTCATCAAGTAAGAAATCAAATGAAGAAATTGCAAATGAAGTTATTGCAGGACAATGGGGAAATGGTAATGATAGAAAAACAAGACTTCAAAATGCAGGATATGACTACAATGCAATTCAAGATATTGTAAACAAAAAACTTGGTGGTGGAAGTTCAAATTCAACAAAAACATATACTGTAAAATCAGGTGACACACTATCAGGAATTGCAGCAAAATTTGGAACTACATATCAAGAACTTGCAAAGAAAAATGGTATTGCAAATCCAAATTTAATTTACCCAGGACAAGTGCTAAAAATATAAAAATTTTTTTGAAAATTCGTGTTACTAACTTGTTACTAACGATGCCATTTTTGTAGCATTTTAGAGCATTGAACAGTTCAACAAACCCTTGAAAATACTGAAAACAGTATTTTGACAAATTAAGCTTTCTTATGATATAATATATACATGAAATCGCCAGGTTGCCTATTTATTAGCAGTCTGGCGATTTTGTGTTACTAATTTGTTATTAGTTCAACCCAAAAATCGAACTTTATAAGTTCAATTGCATCCTTTAATTCTTCAAGTGTTTTATGGGTATAAGTTCGTTCACCAACATCTTTTGACTTATGACCCATCATCAAATCTATACATTTTTTATTTGCACCAGCAGAATCCAATTTGGTTCTGAATGTGTGTCTACATTCGTGTGGTGTATGTTTCATATCTAATTTGGTCATCATTTCATTCCAAAAAATATAATACTGACTTTTTGAAAGTTTTTTTCCTTCCCATTCAATCAAATATTTTCTATTGTTTTCAACTCTTTTTTCAACGATGTATCTTATATAAGAATGTATTGGAACATATCTGTCTTTTCCTGATTTACTTTTTGAACCACCATTGAAAAAACCTTCATCCAAATCAATTTTGGTAAGTTCCATTGAAAGTAATTCATTAAGTCTGAATCCAGTAAACAAATACAAAAGTAATGTTTCAACCCATTCATCATCCTTGTTTTCATATGCAATTTTAATTTCATCATCAGTAAAGGGTTCTTTCTTTGTATCAGGAACAGGTGGTGCAGTTGTTATTTGCGAATACATCTTGTCAATTATATCAATTTCAAATGCAAATCTATCAAGATGACCAAAAAGATTCTTAATTGCCCATTGTGTAGAATATTGGCAACCACAATTATCAATGCAATCTTGCATATCAAATGACCTTAATTTTCTGTAAACAGTATCATAATATTTATCACAATGTTTATATGCAGATTTTAGTGACCTTCTTGTTCCTTCATTTACTGTTGATGATTTGACTTCTTTCCATTTTTCATATAACATTTTTAATGTTACTTTATCCCTGTCAATATTCCAAGGTTCATGATTATACATTGCCAACATTTCCATGCCTTCTTCCCTTGTTTCAGCATATCCAATTGGCAAGTATATTGGATGACCTTTTTCATTGAAGCCAACTGTTTTTCTAACAGCAAATGGTTTTCTTCTATTTCCTGATAATTTTACAACTGTTCCATAACCATTTGGATTCTTCATTTAAAACTTCCTTTCATAATTCTTTCACTATATATTCATTGATGAATTTGACCCATTCATCTATATGTTTAACAAAATCATCTTGTACAACATATGAATCATACAAAGATGTTATTATTTGCATTTCATGTTTATTGCCTTGTAATTTGATTCTTCCTATACAATAACCAACACATTCAACAGCCAATGTTCCTGTTGCCATTCTAATTAAATGTATTTTTTCATTTACCTTTTCAGGTAGCTTGGAATATAAAGTTTCAAAAAACTTTTCTTCCAATTCATTTATTTCAAATAATTTACTTGGTGGATTAACCGCATAACTTATTGGATATTTCATATTTACTTCCTTTCTGATTTCACCTTGAACCATATCAAAGCATTGATAAATCAACAAATTTAATTTTTAGGGTTCAAGGTTCAAGGTACTTTTCTTATTACTTATTATTTATAAAACATTAAAATTTTACGATGAAAATATTTTATGTTTTAATTATTAAATATAAATTACCTTGAACCATCTTGAACCGCATTGAAAAAACTGGGGTTGCACTTTGAACCTTTACATTGAACCCACATTGGACTTTTATTTCTTTTTTCTAAAATCATAATATATTATAATGCCCTTACATCCCTTTTTTCCTGGACATTTTCCTGGATTATATACTTGGGAATTGAAGTCAAATCTATTATATTTTCAATTGCTTTTTCTTTTCCAACAGTGTTTAATTTTGTAAAATTACCTAGTAATTCAACTGCACTTTTCCCATATTGGAATTGAATTGCTTCAATCAATTTAACTTCATCACTTAATTTTCCAAATTGATTGAATTCTTCATCCCATCCCATAAGTTCATATGGGGTAACACCAATCAGTCTGCAAATATTTAAAATTGTTTTACCTTTCATTTCCTTAACATGTCCTTTTTCCCATTTGGAAACTGCTGCACGATTTACACCAACCTTTTGACCAAATTCATCTTGTGAAAGGTTGTGTTCCCTTCTATATTGATAAATTATTTCAGATGTAGTCATGTTCTTTTTTCTCTCCTTTCGTATTTATTTATATCACTATTTTAGCATATATATTCATAATTTGAAAGTTTTTTTGCAAAAATGTAAAATTTTTTTTCAAAAAGTATTGACAAAGAAAAAATCTTGATATATTATATGTGTATCCTACAAGATACAAAATGAAATTGAAGGAAGGTGAAAGAAGTGAAAAAAGTAATTTCAGCAGCCATTTATCAGGTAATACAATTTGATGATGAAATGGAATTTGAAAATTACATTTCAAAATTACAAAGAAATAATCAAGAATTTATCTTGGAAGAAAAAACAAAGTATCCTGATGGAAAAGTAGAAATTAAAATTATGAAGCAGTATAACAACAATAAATTCATTGAAAGGGGTGAAACAAGTGAAAATTAACCAAAAACTATTAAATTCAAAAATGGCACTATATGGTGATAATAATGAAACATTGGCAAATGCCTTAAATCTATCACCACAAAGATTGTCAGCAAAAAAGAATAATACGAATGGTGCAGAGTTCACACAAACGGAAATTCAAATAATTAAAGAAAGGTACAATTTAACGGATGCAGAAGTAGTGGAAATTTTTTTAAGCTAGATGTATCTTGAAAGATACAACAGAAAGAAGGTAAATAAAATGATTTGTTTTATAAGTTTTATGATGATGTTAGGAACAATTGGTGCATTAGAAAATAATGCAATTAGTTTTAAAGAAGCAATAATTAAAAGTATATTTTGGTTGATTATATTTGGTATTTCAAGCATAAGATATTGGAACAAAGAAGACAAAAGACTTTTAAAAAGAAGAATTACAAATTTTTTAAATTGTTTGTATCTTAACAGATACAAAAGAAAGGGTGAATTGGTTTGAGTTTTGCAAGTAATTTAAAAACAAAAATGAATGAATTAGAAATGAAACCTGTTGAACTTGCAAGGGCAATTAACAAAAATAAATCATCAATCAGTCAATATTTATCAGGTAAAAACATTCCAAAAGATGATGTGAAAGAAAACATTGCAAAAGCATTGGGATGTACTGTTGAAGATTTAGAAAAAGAAGTTGAACAGGATTTGAATATAAATACTTGCAATAATGTACCAATTTGGAAAGCTGCAATGTTACTTCATAAATCAGAAGAATTCATCAGGGTATCATTGCAAATGGGAACAGCACCATTTGGATTTGCAGCTAAAAAGAAAAGCAAATGGTCATATCACATAAGTCCAAAGAAATTAAAAGAATATATTGGTGAATATGAAGAAAGGGTGGAATGATGGAATTATATGAACATCAAAAGAAAGCATTGGAATTAACAAAACAATTCAATAATGTAGCATATTACCTTGACATGGGACTTGGAAAGACATTTGTTGGTTCTGAAAAAATGCATGAACTTGGAAATAATACAAACATTGTTATATGCCAAAAATCAAAAATTCAAGATTGGATTGACCACTTTGTAAAATATTATAAAGATTATTCAGTCTATGACTTAACAGATAAATTGCAATTAAGATATTTCAAGGAAGGAATTGGATTACATATCAAAAAGATTGGTGTAATAAATTATGATTTGGTATTCAGAAGGTCATATTTTAAAGAATTAGAAGATTTTACATTGATGCTTGATGAAAGTTCTATTGTACAAAATTCAAAGGCAGAAAGAACAAAATATGTGCTAAAAATGAAACCTAAAAATGTAATTTTGTTATCAGGAACACCATCATCAGGAAAATATGAAAATCTATGGTCACAAATACATTTGCTAGGGTGGAATATATCAGAACAATTATATAACAAGCAATATGTAAATTGGAAAAAACAAAATCTTGGTGGTACACCATTTTGGTATGTGGATAAGAAAGAACCATACAAAAATGTTGACAGATTGAAGGAAAAATTAAGGCAACATGGTGCAGTATTTATGAAAACAGAAGAATGCTTTGATTTACCTGAACAAATAGAAATTCCAATAAATGTTCCAACATCAAAAGAATATAGAAAGTTTATGAAAAATTCAGTAATTGTGTTTGACACACAAAATTATATTGAATTTGAAGACCATTCAGATTGGGAAGGTGAAGATATAACACCACGAATTGAATTAGTTGGTGATACAGCACTTACAAAAAGATTATATGCAAGACAATTATGTGGTCAATTTAATAAACAAAAAATACAAGCATTTAAAGAATTATTGGAATCAACAAATGACAGATTGATTGTTTTCTATAACTACAATGAAGAATTGAAAAAATTAAAAAATATTGTTGAATTTTATAAAAAACCACTTTCAGTTATAAATGGTGAAACAAAAGATTTGACAGCATATGAAAATGAAGATAATTCAGTTACATTGATTCAATATCAAGCTGGTTCAATGGGATTGAATCTTCAAAAAGCAAATAAAATTGTATATTTCACATTAACAGATAAATCAGAATTATTTGAACAAAGCAAAAAGAGAATACACAGAATTGGACAAAATCAAACTTGCTTCTATTACTTAATGATTTGCAAAAATAGTATTGAAGAAGCAATATACGAAACACTACAAAAACGAAAAGACTTCAATGATGAGTTGTTCAAACAATATGAAATTTTGGAAATGAAAGGGGGGAATGAAGATGGCGATTAAATGTAATGCAAAAGGTTGTCCACATGAATATGAACATTGTTGTTACGAATGTGAAGAACTAAAAGATTGTGAATCAGCTTGTAATCTAAAACCTGAAACTTGTAATCAATCAGTAGTTGATGGTGAAAAAAGTTTGGAAGTTTTCAAGAATACAAATGTTGATGTAATCAATGCAATTTCACAAATTTCAGTTGCTAAAAAGCAAATTGAAGAACAAGAAAAAGAAATGAAAGAAAAATTACTTGCAGCAATGGAAGCATATGGTGTGACAAAATTTGAAAATGAAGCAATTAAAATTACTTATTATGCACCATCAACCGCAACATCAATTGATAGTACAAGATTAAAAGCTGAAAAACCTGAAATTGCAAAAGAATATTCAAAAACTTCAAACAAAAAATCTTATGTAAAAATTGAAGTGAAAGCAGGTGATAAATAATGGCAACAGAAAAACAATTTGAAAATAAGGTTAAAAAATTTCTTGAAGAACAAGAATGTTGGTTCATTAAGTATTGGGGTGGTGCAGCATACACAAAAAGTGGAATACCTGATTTGTTGATATGTTGTAATGGTTACTTTTTAGGGGTTGAACTAAAAGGTGAACATGGAAAACCATCAGAATTGCAACTTTGGAACATTGAAAAAATTAGAAAATCAAATGGAATTGGTTTTGTGTTATACCCAAATCAATTTGAAGAATTTAAAAAATTCATATTGAAAATAAAAGAAAGACCACCAGTAAAACATGTATTTTCATTTGAAGAACAATTCAATTTTGATAAGGGGGTGAAAAAGTAATGCAAATATCACATTCAAGGGTGGAATGCTTTGAAGGTTGTCCATTTAGATATAAATTAAGATACATTGATAAATATGAAACCTTGAAACCTGATAATGCAGACAATCCACTATTCCTTGGAACAGCACTTCATACTGGAATTGAAAAAGATGTGAAAACAGCTATTGAAGAATATTTTGCACAGTATCCAATCATAACTGATGAACACATCAACGAAGCAATAAAACTTGAATATCAGATTCCAAAGGCTAAAAGTATTTTACCACAAGGTGAATATGAAGTCCAAATCAAAGATGAAGATTTCATTGGATTTATTGATTTATTAGTACCAGTCAAACACGAATTGACAATGGAAGAAATGGATGAAGTTTGTGACAACTGCGAAAAGAATTGTGATTGTAATTATGCTAATAGTGGAATCTTGTGTAAAAGAATGATAAACAAAGATGACCAAATAAAATATTATGATTTGTATGATTTCAAATATTCAAATAATGTTTACCATTACAAAGATTCACCACAATTACATTTATACAAATACTATTTTGAAAAAACACATCCTGATTCAAAAATAAGGGATATGAAATTCGTACTTGTTCCAAAAGTAAGTATCAGGCAAAAGAAAACTGAAACATTAGAAGAATTCAGAAAAAGACTTGATGATGAATTGAAAAAGACAGAAATTAAATTTTTAAAAATTGATTATAACCCTGAATATGTAATCAACTTTCTAACAAACACAAAAAGAATGTTGGAAGAAAAAGATTTCAATAAAAATGAAGGTTGGTTGTGTAGTTGGTGTGAATATCAAGAATATTGTAAGAAAGGATATGATTATTTTATGAATTTACCTGAAAATAAAAGAAGAAATATTGAAGAAATTAACAAAAAGACCATTTGGTTGTATGGTTCACCATTTAGTGGAAAAACAACTTTTGCAAACAAATTTCCTGACCCATTGATGCTTAATACAGATGGAAATATTAAATTTGTTGATGCACCATTCATTCCAATTAGGGATGAAGTAAAAGTTACAGGAAGAATGACACAAAGAAAATTCGCTTGGGAAGTATTCAAAGAAGCTATTGCAGAACTTGAAAAGAAAGAAAATACATTCAAAACAATAGTTGTTGACTTACTTGAAGATACATATGAACATTGCAGACTTTATATGTATGACCAAATGGGAATAACACATGAAAGTGATGATTCATTTAGGGCATGGGATAAGGTAAGAACTGAATTTTTATCAACATTAAAAAGACTTATGAATTTAGACTATGAAAACATAATTCTAATATCACATGAAGATACATCAAAAGACATTACAAAAAGGGGTGGTGATAAAATTACAGCCATCAAACCAAATCTTCAAGAAAAAGCAGCAAACAAGGTTGCAGGTATGGTTGATATGGTTGCAAGAATAATTGCTGATGATAACAAAAGAACATTGTCATTCAAATCAGATGAAGTTGTATTTGGTGGTGGAAGATTAACAACATCAGTAAATGAAATTGATTTAGATTATGACACATTCCTTGAAGTATATGAAGAAGCAAATAAATCAGCAGTTGCAAATCTAAAATCAGATGAAAAGAAAGAAGAAAAACCAAAAACAAATTCAAGAAGAAAAGCAACAACAGAAATAACATCAGAAGAACCAAGAGAAGAAAACCCAATTGAAGAAAAAGCAGAAGAAGTGGACAAAAAGAAAGAAGAACCAAGAGAAGAAAAACCAGTTGAAGAATCAACAGAAGAAAAGAAAGAAGAAGCACCAAAGGCAACAAGAACAAGAAAAAGAAGGGGTGAATAATTATGCCAAGACCAGTAACATCATTTGATGAATTGATTGATGAAATGTTTAAAACAGCATCAAAATCAAAAGAAGAAAGAGAACAAGAAAAAGTAAAAGCTATGCGAGATTTAGCAAAAACAAATAAGGAATTATTTGATGCACATATAAAAGTAGGTTTTACACCTGAACAAGCAATTCAAATAGTTTCAGCAGCAAATGCAAGATAAATTTTTAAATAAAAGAAAGGTTAAAAAAAGGTGATTATTATGTCAGAAAAAAATATATTTGATAAATGGGATAAGGAAGTTGATACAGAAGGATTGGCAAAGGATGTTGAAGAAGCAGCAACAAATGGTGGACAAGCTAATTTTAAGGAAGTACCACATGGTGAATATGAAGTTGCAGTTCAACAAATGGAATTAAAAGCAAGTTCAAAAGGTGACCCAATGGTTTCAATATGGTTCAAGATTGTATCAGATGGTGAATATAAAGGTTCAATGATATTTATGAATCAAATTGTTACACAAGGATTCCAAATACATATTGTAAATGAACTATTAAGAATGATGGTTTCAGAAATGGGTGATGATGCACCAGTAATTGAATTTAAAACATATAAACAATATAGCAATTTAATTATGGATGTATTTGAAGCAATTGATAATAACTTTGAATTTGCACTTGATTACAAAAAAGGCAAAGGTGAATTCAGTAAATATGAAATTACAGAAGTTTTCACACTAGAAGACTAATTGAATAAAGGGGTGGAAGAAATTCCACCCAAAAAATAAAGAAAGGATGTGACCAAAAAAAATGTTATTTTATGACTTTGAAGTTTTCAAAGAAGATTGGTTGGTTGTCATTATTGATATGAGTAAAAAGAAAGAACATGTAATTATAAATGATTCTAATAAATTGGAAGAAATTTATAACGAAAATATCAATGACATATGGGTTGGATTTAATTCAAGACACTATGACCAATACATTTTAAAGGGCATCCTTTGTGGTTTTGACCCAAAAAGAATAAATGATTACATCATTGTGAAAGGTAATCCAGGATGGAAATTTTCATCATTATTTAGAAATATACTACTTAATAATTATGATGTAATGTCAAATATAGATAGGGGTTTGAAATCATTTGAAGGTTTTATGGGAAATAACATCAAGGAATCATCAGTTCCTTTTGATATAGATAGAAAATTGACAGATGAAGAAATTGAAGAAACAGTCAAGTATTGCAGACACGATGTTGAACAAACAATTGAAGTATTTTTGCAACGAAAAGAAGATTTTGAAGCATGTATGGGTTTGGTAAAACTAGCATGTCAAGGAAAACCATTAAATCTTTCATTGATTTCAAAAACAAAATCACAATTGGCTGCAATAATATTGGAAGCTACACCAAAAGAACATGATGATGAATTTGATATTGATTTCCCTTCAACTTTAAAAATTGAAAAATACAAAGAAGTTGTTGATTGGTACAAAAATGAAGACAACAGATGTTATGAAAAGAATGGGAAAAAGAATCAACTGGACATTATAGTTGCAGGTGTTCCACACCAATTTGGTTGGGGTGGTGTCCATGGTGCAATTCCACAATATAGTGGTGAAGGTTATTTCCTAAACATGGATGTTGCATCACTATATCCATCACTTATGATTCAATACAATTTACACAGTAGAAACATGAAAGACCCAAAGAAATATGAAGAAATTTATCATACAAGGTTGAAATACAAAAAAGAAAAGAATCCATTACAAGCACCATTGAAATTGGTATTAAATTCAACATATGGTGTAATGAAAGACAAAAACAATGGACTATATGACCCACTTCAAGCAAATAGGGTTTGTGTGTATGGTCAATTGTTATTACTAGATTTGATTGAAAAATTAGAACCACATTGTCAGATAATTCAATCCAATACTGATGGTATTCTTGTAAAAATGAATAGATATGAAGATTTTGACATGATTGATGATATTGCATATGAATGGGAACAAAGAACACATCTAACATTGGAATTTGATGAATATAGAAAAGTATTTCAGAAAGATGTTAACAATTACATAATCGTGGATGCTAATGGAAAATACAAATCAAAAGGTGCATATGTTAAAAAATTAAATAATCTTGATTATGATTTACCAATTATCAACAAAGCATTGGTTGAATACATGGTTCACAATGTTCCAGTTGAACAAACAATCAATGAATGTGATGATTTGAAGGAATTTCAATTGGTAACAAAAATTTCAAACAAATATACACACATTTTGCATGGTGATGAATATATAAAAGAAAAATGCATCAGGATATTTGCATCAACAAATGAAGAAGACAAGGGTGTTACAAAAATACATGCAACAACAGGAAGACCTGCAAAAATATCAAATTCACCTGAACATTGCTTCATTTACAATGATGAAGTAAATGGTGTAAAAGTTCCAAAGAAGTTGGATAAAGCATGGTATGTTGACCTTGCACAAAAAAGATTAAAGGATTTTGGGGTGATATAGATATGGAAAAAAGTGTATTACATTTATTAGTTGGTGATGATGGCTTTGAAGATTTTGTCTTTGATAGTGATTTTGATGTTGAATATGATGACAGGGAAAAAATTGAAGATGTTGCAAGTTTTAAAAGAGAATTAGCAAGACAAAATATGCTAACATCACAACTTGAAGAATTTATCGAAAATTATATGCGATGGGATAATAAATAAAGAAGGGGGTGATTGAATTATGTTCTTCAAAGGATATGTTGAAACCAAAAACAAAAAATGTATGGAAAAGTTCAAAGGAAGAACAGATTTCAAAAATTATAAACAAGTTCAATCATTACCTGAATTTGCTGGTATTCTTGCAACAGATACAATACTAATTGATATTGATGACTTTGATGAAAGTGAAATATTATTTAAAATTGTTCAAGATTTAAAACTTAAATGTAGAGTATATAAAACAACCAGGGGTAAACATTTTTTATTTAAAAATACAAAAGTTGAAAGTAATAGAACACATGCAACATTAGCACTTGGAATTACAGCAGACATAAAAATTGGAAAAAGAAATGCATATTCAATTCTTAAATTTAACAATGAAGAAAGACCAATTTTATATGATGAAGCTGAAAATGAAGAAGCACAAGAACTTCCAAAATGGTTGATGCCAATTAAAACAACAATGGATTTCTTAAATATGTCAGCAGGTGATGGAAGAAACCAAGCATTGTTCAATTATATACTAACTTTGCAAAGTAATGATTTTTCAAAAGAAGAAGCAAGGGAAACAATAAAACTTATAAATAAATATGTTTTGAAAGAACCATTAACAGATGATGAAGTTGATGTCATAATTCGTGATGAAGCATTTGCAAAACCAGTATTTTTCAAAGGTTCAACATTTTTATTTGATAAATTTGCAATCTTTTTAAAAAACAATCATCACATAACTAGAATCAACAATCAATTACATTTATACAAAGATGGGGTGTATATAGCTGGACAAGCTGAAATTGAATCAGCAATGATAAAACATATCCCACAATTGAACAGGGCAAAAAGAACAGAAGTAATGTCATACTTGGATATTATGATAAGAGAAAACACAAAACCTGCTGCTGCAAATCTGATTGCATTTAGAAATGGAATTTATGACATATCAGAAGATAAGTTTTTTCAATTCTCACCTGAATATGTAATTACAAATAAAATTGATTGGGATTATAACCCACAAGCATATTTTGCATTAACAGATGAAGTTTTAAATAACATTGCTTGTGATGATGAAGAAATAAGGGCATTACTTGAAGAACTAATTGGATATTGTATGTACAGAAGAAATGAACTTGGAAAAGCATTTATTCTTACTGGTTCAGGTTCAAATGGTAAAAGTACATATTTGAATTTAATAAAAACAATGTTAGGAAAAAAGAATATTTCAGTTCTTGATTTGAAGAAATTAAATGATAGATTTTCAACAGTCATGTTGTTTGGAAAATTAGCAAACATAGGTGATGATATATCAGATGAATTCATTACTGATGCTGCTGAATTTAAAAAAATAGTAACAGGCGAAACAATAGATGCAGAACAAAAAGGACAACCAAAATTTGATTTTGAACCTTATGTGAAATTGGTATTTAGTGCAAACACTATTCCAAGGATAGGAAAAGGAAGGGATTCAAGTGCAGTATTAAGAAGATTGGTAATTGTACCATTCAATGCAAAATTCACTTCTGATAACCCAAATTTTAAACCATTTATTGGTGATTCACTTCAAGGTCAAGAATCAATTGAATATTTGATTAAGTTAGGAATTGCAGGATTGAAAAGAGTTTTACAAAATAGACAGTTTACAACATCAGTAAAAATTGAAAATGAATTGAATGAATATGAAGAAACAAACAATCCAATTATAGGATTCTTCAAAGAATGTGAAGCAGAAGATATAAATATTGAAAATGAACCAACAAATCAAGTTTATACAAAATATAAAGAATTTTGTATTAGAAACAGTCTTCAAGAATTATCAAGTGGGGAATTTTCAAAACAAGTCAAAAAATATTTTAATTTTGTAATTATTGATAAGAAAATACAAGGTAGAAAATGCAGAATATTTATAAAAGCAGAAGGTCAATAAAATACAAAAGAAAAGGGGGAATTGATATATGCCAACAAAAACAGAATTTCATGTAAACAAAGTGACATACAATCCATTTATTAAAAATTGGATAATGTGTGTAAGATATAGAACTGATATTTTATGGTGGTATCAAATTTGTACAAAAAGCGGAAGATTGATTGGAAGGGAAAGACAAGCCAAATCAAGATATTCCAAATTTGATTGGGAAAAAGTAAAGGAAGGAAATGATAAACATGAATGTGTTAAGTCTATTTGATGGAATAAGTTGTGGACAAATTGCACTTCAAAGGGCAGGAATTAAAGTTGACAAATATTATGCAAGTGAAATAAAACCATCAGCAATTAAATGCACACAAGAAAACTTCCCAAACACAATTCAAATTGGTGATGTCACAAAATTAGATTTAAGTAAACTGGATAAAATTGATTTATTGATTGGTGGAAGTCCTTGTCAAGACTTATCAATTGCAGTTGTAATGGTAAAAGACAAAAGGGAAGGATTGGATGGTCAAAAAAGTAGTTTGTTTTATGAATATGTAAGAATATTGAAACAATTAAAACCAAAATATTTTTTATTAGAAAATGTTGCAAATATGAGTAAACAAGACAAACAACTTATTAGCAGTATTCTTGGTGTTGAACCAATTGAAATAAATTCAAATTTGGTTAGTTATCAAAATCGCAATAGATATTATTGGACAAACATTCCAAATGTAACACAACCACAAGATAAACATATAAATTTTCAAGATTACATATGTAAAGACCATGAAAAATGCAAGGAATTTAAAGTTAACAAAACACCTTCACGAATTAAAATGTGGGGTGATGGTGTAAATGGAAATTGTCCAAATATAACAAAGGCAACAAAAATAAATTGTATAACTACAAGACAGGACAGATGGAAAAATGCAGGATTGATTGAATTTGAAGATTTTTGCAGATATTTAACAACAGAAGAATTGGAACAAGGTCAAACATTACCTATTGGTTATACGAAAATGCTTACAAAACATCAAGCATCAAATGTAATTGGTGATGGTTGGACAGTTGATGTGATTGCACATATATTTAAAAACTTAAAGGAAGGTGATGTGCAATGAAACATATAATCAATTTTAGTGGTGGTAAAGATAGCACAGCAATGACATTAAAGATGTTAGAAGATGGATGGTGGGTTGATGAAATCATTTTTGCTGATACAGGCAAAGATTTTCCACAAATGATTGACCATATAAACAAGTTTGATGATTATATTCAAAAACATTTCAATAAGAAAATTACTAGAATAAAAGCAGAAAAAAGTTTTGATTATTATATGTTTGAACATGAAAAAACAAAAGGAAAAAACAAAGGTAAAAAAGGATATGGTTGGGCAACAATGCTTTGCAGATGGTGTACAAGTAATTTAAAAACCAAAGTAATTAGCGATTATTTAAAGAAATATAAAGAAGAAGGTTATACAGAATATATTGGAATTGCTTATGATGAACCAAAAAGAATTAGGGATAAAAGATACCCATTAGTTGAATATGAAATGACAGAAGCGGATTGTTTACAATATTGTTATGAAAAAGGATTCTATTGGGATGGATTATATGAACATTTTGATAGATTAAGTTGTTGGTGTTGCCCTTTAAAGAATCTTAAAGAATTAAAAATTTTATATACATATTATCCTGAATTATGGCAGGAACTAAAAGAAATGGACAAAAAATCATATAACCAATTTAGGGTAGATTATAGTGTTGAACAATTAGAAGAAAAATTTAAGAAAGAAGGTGAAAAAAGTGGACATATTTAGAAAAAAGAAAGTTAGAAAATTACTTAATGAATTAGAAGATACAAATAATATGCTAATTCAAGAAAGAAGTAAAAATAAAAAATTACAAGAAAGTGCAAATAATTTTGAAAGAATATCGACACAAGCATTGGAAGAAAATCAAATTCTTATAGAATGGATTAGAAAAATACTTGATACATTTGGAACAATGGAAGTAAGAAACAGGATGAATGTTCAAATTCCAATATACAAAGATGTTATTAGACCAATTGAACCTTCACCTTTTCAACCACAAATAAAAGAAAGGATTGAAATTCCACCAATAACAATAATGAAAATGGGGTGATATAAAATGCAAATAGAATTTAATGGTGAAGCGGAAGATATATCAATGATGTTAGTATCAGCAGAAAGATATGCACTAGGAAGAAGAACATACATTGTTGGGTGGACTTGTGAAATCATAAAGAAAAATATGCACTTATTATCAGATAAAGACAAAGCGGTTATGATTAGAGATTTGGAAAATCCAATTTCATATGGTGATGAATGTGATAAGGCTGAATGGTTGATTTTGTTGAAATTATTAAGAAAGGAAATCAAAAATGTTAGAGTTAAAAACAACAATACAAGTAAAAATCCACAATAATACATATAATGTGCATTTAGTAGATGAACATTCCAAATATTTAATTATGGATGATGGAGAAACACATTGTGGTATAACAAACTTTGTAACAAAAAATATATACATTAGAAATGATTTGAATGATGATTCACTTAAATATACTTTATATCATGAAATAACACATGCATATATTGAAAGTTATGGATTATTACAAGTTGATTGGGATGATGAAATTGTTGCAGATTTTGTTGCAAATTATATGATTGATATTTTTAAAACTATTGATGAAATAACAAGTAAATTAAGAAAGGTGGTAGTAAATTATGAAACCAATAAAAAGAAAAACAACAAACACAACTTTTAAAAGACCTGATTGTTATGATTTACCAGGTACAAGATATAAATATGAAGATGAAACACCAGCAATTGAAACATGTTGGGAATTAGATGATATTGAACTTGAAAAAATTAAGAAAACAAGAAAAATATACATTCAGCAGGAAGGAAATACACTTGCACCAATGGCAGTTTCAGCAAATAGTGTGTTAGCTGATGGTGAAGAAGATGCCAATGAGTGAAGCAGATAAAATTTTTGAAGAAGTTGGTTATAAAAAATATGAACATAATATTTTCAAAGAAGGTGAAGAACCAAAAGCAAACGAATGGATTACCCAAGATGAACCATATATTGAATATCGTGATGAAAAAGTAATCAATGGAATTTATTATTCAATGTTTATTATGTTCATGATGAATTGCCAAAGGGTTCAAATTGGTGGATATGAAAAAGGTACAACACCATATGGAAAACATTATGAAAGAGTAAGAAACCCAATTTTGAACACAAAAGAAGTAAAAGCAATTAGTTTGAAAGTAGGTGAATTAGGTTGGAAATAAAATCTGAAATATTAGAAGAATATAAAATTAAAATTGAAGAATCACAAGGTATTAAGATGATTTTTGTATATAACAAGGATGACAAATATATTGGAACACTTAAAGATTTTGAAATGTATGTTGAAAAATATGGACTTTCACAAATCCAAACATATAATGACAACAAAGTTTGTTCAATAGGATTCAATGAAAAAGAACAAAAATGGTATGGTTGGTCACATCGTGCAATATTTGGTTTTGGAATAGGTTCAGTTGTAGAAGAAGGTTCATGTTGTGCAGAAAGCGGATACATTGATGATTATATTAAGGAACATCCTGAAAAGAATTTGTCACTTCCAGTTGGATTCAAAGCAGAAACATTGGAAGATGCAAAAAGAATGGCAATTGCATTTGCTGATTCAGTTGCATAGAAAGGATGATGAAAATGTATTGTGATAGATACAAGAAAAATGTTGAAGATGCAATTTACTTCAACTGTGATGTACCTAGTAAAAGCAAAACATTTGATGAATTAGTTGAAGAATGCAAGGATTGCATATTTTGTAAAAATAAGAAGGATGATGAAAAATGAAAAATTATGATATGAACATTGATTGGGGAATGGCAAAAATTAAAGTAACATTACAATTTGAAAATTATACTGGTTATTATATTCATGAAAATGGTGGAAATGTAAAAGGTTTTGAACTAATAGAAAGTGCATGTGATACTGAAATATTTGAAGCAAGTGATATAAAAGAAAGTAATTGCAGTATGGAAATAAATGATGAAGAAGGTTGGTTTTCTTGTGAATTGAAAGATGAAGAAGGAAACACATGTGGAATAACTGGTGAACTTTCAGAATTAAAAGATTACATTGTTGCAGCTGAAATAATAGAATTTGAAGAAGACCCATTGATGTAGAAAGGAATTAGTTATGAAAAAATTATTGATTAAATTATTATATAAACTTATAGGTTTCAAAGCATCACCAGCAACATTGATTGATGGGAATGATTTCATCATAAAATTCCATAACAAATTTTATTTAATGACAGCTTATACATTAGAACAACAAATTGAAGGGAAAGAAGATTTACACATTACTTTTACTGATATTCTTTCAGTTGTAGAAAATAAAAACAAAAATAAAGAAAAAAGGTGGGATTATTAAGATGAATACTGTAAATAAAAGAATTGAATCATTTGAAGGTTTAATGGGTGATAAAATTTCAAATGAATTTAAAAAATGGTTAGCTGATAATGGATTCTTCACCCAACCAGCATCAACCAAATATCATGGTGCATATGAAGGTGGATTGTTTGACCATTCATATGAAGTAACACAAGTGTTATTGGATATGACACAAAGATTAGATTTAAAATGGCAAAGACCTGAAAGTCCTTACATAGTAGGAATGTTTCATGATTTATGCAAAATTGATAATTATATTACAATTGTTGATGACCCTGGTGAAACAATGATGGGTACAGGAACACAAAAAGGAAAAGAAGTTCATTTTGAATATAATCCAAATGTTATTTTGAAAGGTCATGGTGATAAATCAGTAATGTCATTATCACAATTCATGACACTTACAGAAGAAGAAATGTTGTGTATCAGATTCCATATGGGTGCTTATGAAGGACAAGACCAATGGGATAATTATGATAAGGCAATAAGAAAATACGAAACTGTATTATTTACCCATACTGCTGATATGTATGCAAGTAAGGTAAAAAATACATAGAAAGGAATTTGTTATGGAAGAAGAAATCAAGAATTTATTAAATTGTGGATATTATGATGATTGCCATAATTATATTGTTGAATTAAATGAAGAAAAGATGAAAGACTTTTTCAAAATATTTTTCAAAGCAGATACAGTAATATTTGCTAATAAAGATTATGAAAAAGTGAAGATGGAAAATCAAAAATTAAATGAAAAATTTGATTATATGATGGAAAATCATAGAAAAGAACTAGATGAAATGAAAAATTATGTTGATAGAACTGCAAGAGAAGTGGAAAAAGAATCAGAAAAAAGAATGTGTGAAATCATAAATGAACAAGAAAAAAGATATAACATGTTAAAACAACAAGGTAGGGATATGATAAAAGCATTCGCAAATTACTTATGATGAAAGGTAAGGTGATTATATGTTTTGGGGTGGTTTAATACTTGGCATCATGCTTGGTGCATTGGTTGGAATGTTAACTGTTGCACTTATGATTGCATCCAAAGATAAGGATGAAGAAGATGCCAAGACTTATGAAGTCGCAGAAAATAATTTGCGAAAATATTATACAAGACCATTTAATGATATAAAACTTGATGGATTCAAAACAAGTTTGAAAACAGTAATCCAAGGTGACATTGATTTTTATAAAAGAATGTATGACATTAACAAAGGTGCATATTATCTTGGAAGAATAGAATAATGCAAGTTTTTATTAAATATGGTGGAAGGGAAAAGTAAAAATGAAATTAGGTAATGCAAATCATGATTTTACATATTGCACCAATACCAAGTGCAGCCAAAGGTCAGTTTGCACAAGACACAAAGACAGATGGAATTTCAAAGATGATGAAAATTATTGGTTTGGTGAATTTGATGAAGCTGATTGTGTAAGAAAGGAAATGAAAGCATATGGATTCAGAATATAATCATAATGAAGCATATTGTTTGATGACATACAAATGTCAGGAATGCAAAAGGACAGAAGTATTATGGAATAGTAGGGATGGTGTAACACCTTTTATAATAAATTGTGAAAAATGTAATGGACAAATGCAGCATGTGAATTGGAATCAAGATGTTAGAAACAAGAATTACATTCCTAAAATTGGACAAAGGGTATTCATTGACACACCGAAAGATGCTTATAAAATAATGATGCGAACAAAAGCAAAATATATAAAAGAACATGTTGATGGAAATATGGAAACACTTCAAAGAATATACAATGGTTTAATGAAAGAATATAAAGCATCAGAACCCTACATCATTAAGATTTAGTTCAAGATAAGTTCAAGGTGGGTTCAAGGTGAAATTACATAACCTTGAACCGATTAAAACACAGTATTATCAATAGTTGTAGGGTAGTGGTTCAAGGTGGTTCAAGATACTATTAACTTAATAACTAGAATAGTAAATAAAATAATCGTAAAATTTTAATGTTTTCTAAAAAATAAAATAATATAGAAATGACCTTGAACCTTGAACCGATTTTGCAAAATGAAATCTTGAAAGTATTGAAAAATAAGATTTTTTTGCGGTTCAAGGTGAAGGTTCAAGGTTCAAGGTGAAAATACAAAAGGGAAGGTGATGATTGTGAATGCTAAACAATATCTGAAACAGGCTTACAAGCTGAATGAATTGATAGAAAGTGACAAGGAAGAACTTGAAACATTAAGAAGTTTGTCAGAATCAATTTCAGGTGATATGACACAGGAAAGAGTGCAAACAAGTGCATCAAATGATAAGATTGCAAACATCATTTCAAGAATTGTTGATTTAGAAAATGAAATCCATGATGAAATTGAACAACTAATCAAATTGAAAAAGGAAATTCGTGATGTCATAAATAAACTTGATAGTGTGAATGAAAAGTTAGTTTTAAAATATAGATATTTAATGTTTTTCCAATGGGAAGAAATATGTGATAAAATGAACTATTCACCAAGGCAAATCCATAGAATTCACGATTCAGCACTTGATAACATAGAAGTTCCAGTTCAAGTCAATATGGCACATGATGTCATTTAATGCCCTTGTATGCCATATTGAAAGTGATAAAATATATATGATAAAAATAGACACATAAATGTGTCTATTTTTATTTTAAGTACGAAAAAGAAAGGAAGTGTTGCAAAACATGTCAAAAAATGAACAAAAAGATGAAACTTTGATACAAAATGACCCAAAAGTTAACAAAAAATGTTCAAAAAATAACAAAAATGATGAAACTGTTAACAAAAATGTTCAAGAAAATAACAAAAGACCAAAAAAGTTAACAGCTAAACAGCAAAAGTTTGTTGATGAATATTTGATTGACTTAAATGCAACACGAGCCTACAAAGCAGCATATCCGAACTGTAAGAGTGATGAAGCAGCGAATGCAGCAAGTAGTCGATTGTTAAGAAATGTTAAGGTTCAGGAACAAATATCAAAAGGACAGGAAGAAATTCAGGACAGAACAAAGATAACACAGGATATGATTGTTCAAGAACTTGCAAAGATAGCATTTAGCAATGCAACTGATTATGCTGAAATAGTAACAAGACCAACAATTCATAGGGTATGGGATAAAGACAGACAAGAATATGTATATGAAGAAGGTGATGTTTATGAACAAGACATCATCCTTAAAGATACAAGTAAATTAACAGATGACCAAAAAGCAGCAATTTCATGTATTAAAAACACAAAACATGGAATTGCAATTGAACAATGTAATAAAGTTGAAGCATTACACTTACTTGGTCAACATTTAGGTATGTTCAAGAATAATCAACCTGTAATTGTTAACAACAATGTTCCAAATCCATATAAAGGATTGACAAAGGAAGAACTAAAAGAACTAATTAGAATGAAAAAAGAAAGTGATGCCAATGACAAGACTTGATGATGTTGATTTAAAACAAGCGGAAATTGCTTATGCAGCATTAGATTTCTTTGCATATTGCAATTTGAAATCCCCAAAATTCTATAAAGAAGACAGGGATTTTTTAATTAGTGTGTGTAATGATTTTCAAAACTTTTATGAATCAGATGATGAAGATGTTTTGGTTTTGAACATGCCACCAAGACATGGTAAATCAAGAACAGCAGGACACTTTGTTGAATGGGTATTGGGAAATAATCAAAATGAAAAAATAATGCTTGGTTCTTATAATGAAGCATTATCAACAACATTTTCAAAAGGTGTTAGAGATACAATACTTGAAGAAAAAGGTGATGAAGATAAAATTGTATATTCTGACATATTTCCTGGTGTAACAATTAAATATGGTGATTCTGCTATGAATAAATGGTCACTTGTAAATGGTTATAATAATTATTTGGCAACATCACCAAAAGGAACATCAACTGGTTTTGGTGCAACTTTGATGATTATAGATGACTTGATTAAATCAGCACTTGAAGCAAACAATGCTGATGTACTTGAACAACAATGGACATGGTTCACAGACACAATGCTTTCAAGACTTGAAGAAGGTGGAAAAATCATCATAATAATGACAAGATGGCATGATGATGACCTTGCAGGTAGAGCATTAAGACATTTCACAAAACTTGGTATGAAAGTAAAACATATATGTTATAAAGCATTACAAGATGATGGAACAATGCTTTGTGATGAAATACTTTCAAGAAGAAGTTATGAAGTAAAAACAAAATCAATGTCAAAAGAAATTGCAGCAGCTAACTATCAACAAGAACCAATCAATATTAAAGGTAGATTATACAGTAAATTTAAAACATATACAAAATTACCAACAGATGAAAATGGCAATCCAGTATATACCAAAGTTAAAAATTACACAGATACCGCAGACACAGGTGATGACTTCTTATGTTCAATTGATTATGTTGAATATAATCAAGAAGCATATGTTATCAATGTTATTTATACAAAGGAAAGTATGGAAATAACAGAACCAGCAGTCGCCAAGATGTTATTTGATGATGGTGTCAATGAAGCGGATATTGAATCAAACAATGGTGGTCGTGGATTTGCAAGAAATGTTGAAAACTTATTATTGGAAAAATTCCAATCAAATAGATGTCAAATAAATCCATTCTTCCAAAATAAAAACAAAACATCAAGGATTATATCAAATTCAACATGGGTAATGAATCACATATATTTTCCAGTAAATTGGGCAGACCGATTCCCTGATTATTATGATGCGATGAATAGGTATCAGAAAGAAGGTAAAAATGCACACGATGATGCACCTGATGCAACAACAGGAATTGCAGAAAAGGTTGGTCAAGGTGATACATTTAGCTTTGATTAAAAGGAAGGTGTAAGAATGGATATAATGAAACAATTAGAAAGGGTTGTAAATCAAGTGGAAAAAATTGATTATACAAGTGTACATATAGAAATTGAAACAAAACATGATAAATTCATTATGGATAAAGCAAAACCAAAAAATAAAATAGGATTTGCAACGGAAGGGGGTGAATGACATGTTTGAAGGTTTATTCAGTAGATTCAAAAGGGATACAGTCATAAAAGAAAGTGATGAAGATTTATCTTTGGATGAAAAAAATGTCATAAAAGAAATTAAGGATTTCATGGCATCAAAGAAAAGACATGACATGATAACTGGTGAAAAGTATTATGATGGAAAACATGACATATTATTAAGAAAAAGAACAGTAATTGGTGACAAGGGTGAACTTGAAGAAGTTAAAAATTTACCAAATAATAGAATAGTTGATAATCAATATCAAAAAATGGTTGACCAAAAGAATAATTACTTACTTGGACAACCTTTTTCAATTCAGACTAACAATGACACTTATGCCAAGTTATTAAAAGATATTTTCAATAAGAAATTCAGAAAATTGTTAAAGAATATTGGTGAAGATTCATTGAATGAAGGTATTGGATGGATGTTTATTTATTATAATGAACATGGACAATTCACCTTTAAAAGATTCAAAGCATATGAAATAATTCCAATATGGAAGGACACAGAACATACAGAACTTGATTATGCCATCAGAATTTATGTAACAATTAAGGTTGATAAAAATAACAAAAAGAAATTTATTGACCATGTTGAAGTATATAATCAAGAAGGTATATATCATTTCACATATGAAGCTGGAAAACTAATTCCTGATTCAAAGAAAGCATTTGAAAATTACTTCACAGTAACAGATGTAAAAGGAAATGTTCAAGGATACAATTGGACAAGGATTCCACTTATTCCATTCAAATATAATAGTAAAGAAATTCCATTGATTAGAATGATAAAATCATTACAAGATGGTTTGAATTTAATTGAATCTAATTTCTTGAATCAAATGGAAGAAGACATCAGAAACACAATATTGGTATTAGTCAATTATGATGGTCAAAATCTTGCACAATTCAGAAAGAACCTTGCACAATATGGTGCGGTTAAGGTTAAGACTGTTGATGGTGCAGCAGGTGATTTGAAAACATTGCAAATTGAAGTAAATTCAGAAAACTACAAAGTTATTTTGGATATATTCAAGAAAGCAATAATTGAAAATGCTAGGGGTTATGATGCAAAAGATGATAGACTTGGAAATAATCCAAATCAGATGAATATTCAATCAATCTTTTCAGATATTGACCTTGATGCAAATGGAACTGAAACTGAATATCAAGCAGCATTTGAAGAATTATTGTGGTTTGTAAATTGCCATTTGGCAAATACAGGTCATGGAAATTTTGAAAATGAAGATGTTGAAATAATATTCAATCGTGACATGCTTATTTCAGAATCAGAAATTATTGATAATATTAACAATTCACAAGACTTATCACTTGAAACAAGACTTGCCAACCATCCATGGGTTGATGATGTTAACACAGAACTTGAAAGAATTGAAGAAGAAAAGAAAAAGAATATGGAGATGTACCCATTTCCTTTTCAAGATAATGACTCATCAAAAACAAAACCAAATGATAAAGGCGGTGATGTAGAAGATGGCAAAGAAGAATAAGGACTATTGGCAAGGTAGATTTGAACAATTAGAAAAAGCATCACATCAAGAAGCCTTAAATACATATTCACAGATTGAAAGTTCATATTATCAAGTACAACAAGAAATTGAAAGAAAAATCAATAATTGGTATGTAAGATTTGCAAATAATAATGGAATAACAATATCAGAAGCTAAAAGGTTACTTAATTCAAATGAACTTAAAGAATTCAAATGGGATGTTCAAGAATATATAAAATATGGACATGAAAACAAATTGAATGAAGGTTGGATGAAGGAACTTGAAAATGCATCTGCAAAATATCATATTTCAAGATTAGAAGCATTAAAAATACAAACCCAACAATCAATGGAAGTCTTATTTGGTAATCAACTTGATGAAGTGGATAAAATGGTATCAAATATTTATACAAATGGGTATTATCATACAATGTATGAAATGCAAAAAGGTTTTAATGTTGGATTTGATATTGCAAGTATAGATAACAATAAATTATCAAAAATAATAAATAAACCTTGGGCAGTTGATGAAAGAAATTTCAGCGAAAGAATATGGGGAAATAAGACAGTCATGATAAATGAATTACATCAACAATTAACAAGTATGTGTTTGACAGGAAAATCACCTGATAGTGTTATAAAATACATGGAAAAAAAATTTAACACTTCAAAATCACAAGCTGGTAATTTGATAATGACTGAAAGTTCTTATTTTTCACAATTAGCACAAAAAGATTGTTTCAATGATTTGGATGTTGAAAAATATGAAATTGTTGCAACCCTTGATTCAAGAACATCAGCAATATGTCAGGAACAAGATGGAAAAGTATATGATATGAAAGACTATCAACCAGGTGTAACAGCACCGCCATTTCATAATTATTGCAGGTCAACCACAGTTCCATATTTTGATGATGATTTTGACCTTGAAGGTGAAAGAGCAGCAAGGGATGAAAATGGAAAAACATATTATGTTTCTGATAAAATGAAATATGATGATTGGTATAAAAAATATGTTCAAAACGAATCAAACTTGCAAAATGAACCTAAAAATGCTAAAATAAAAACACATTCAGAAAAAATTCAAGAACTTCAAAATATTTTAATGGATATGAATGAAGCTAGAAGAATACATTGGGATTTAAGTTTAACACCAAAAGAAGAAATGTTGAATTCTACTTTTAAAGATTTGGCATATTCAATTGATTTAGAAGGTATTGATGAAAAAGTAATTGATACTATTATTGAAAACTATAAACAATTAGGTGATGAATATTATACAACATTAAATCACATTGGTATTTTTGATGATGAATATTTACTTGCAAAACCAAATTCAGGTGGATATGAATTTACAGGTGTCAAAACATTGACTGGTGAAATTCATTTCAATCAAACAATGTTGGATGATTTTGATGATTATGTTGAAACAATGAAAAATTGTTCTGAATTTGGACATATACCAAAAAGCATCAATCCTGAAAATTATAAATACTATGTACCAACACATGAATTTGCACACAGTATATTCAATAGTGGAATGGTTGGTAAAAACTTAATTGAAATGGATGAAAACATTTATAAGAATTTTGGTAAAGAACTTGAAAAAATGTTTGAACAATATAAAACAAGAATAAATGAAATAGATTCCCAATTAAAAGCATTGAATAGTAAATTTGTTCTTAATACGGAAAATTTCACATCAGAAGATAGTGCAAAACTAAAAGCATTGAAAAAAGAACAGCAAGAAATATTTGTTTCAAATTATGCAATAAGAGATAATTTGAAAGATGAATTTATGGCAGAATGTTTTGCAGAAGCAAAATTGAGTAGTAATCCATCAAAGACCGCATTGGAAGTTTTAAAACTGATTGATAAATATTTCAAAAGGTAGGTAATGAAAATGACAAGTATTCCACAATGTATGTATTGTAAAAATGCAAAAATAGAAAATGGAAATATAATTTGCAAAAAATATCAGGTTGTTCCTGAAAAAATTGCAAATGGGATTGACACATGCAAATATCATGAAAATACCAAAAAATAAGGGTATAAAAGTATATTACCCACTAATTAAAAATGCTTATATGGGCATTATATAAGGTGAAAAAATTGCCTATTTTAAAGGAATTACAAGATTTTTTGTAGTTTCTTTTTTATTGTCAATTTTTACATAAATGACCTGGTTGGATGTCGAAAAAAGACAACAATATCAAAATTTTATGTGGATGCAACCCACGAGAAAAAAGCGAAGAAAGGATGATAAATATGAAAAGAAAATTTTTAGAAGATTTAGGACTTGAAAACAAGGAAACAATTGACAAAATACTTGATGAAAATTCATCAGATATTGGAAAAGTCAAAGGTGAATTGGAAACAGTACAAGGTCAATTAAAAGATGCAAATGCAGAAATTGAAACATTGAAAGGTCAAGTTTCAGAAAGAGATGGTCAACTTGAAACTTTGAAGAAATCAACAGGTGATGTTGAAGAATTAAAGAAACAAATTGAAACACTTCAAACTGAAAACAAGACAAAAGATGAAGCACACAAAGCAGAAATCAAGAAAATGAAAATTGATGCTGCAATTGATGCTGCACTTTCATCTGCAAAAGCTAAAAATAATATTGCAGTAAAAGCATTATTAAAAGATTTAGACAAAGTAGAATTAAGTGAAGATGGTTCTGTAAAAGGATTAAAAGAACAAATTGATGCACTTGTAAAAGGTGAAGATACCAAGTTCCTATTTGATTCTGAAAAGAAAAAACAAGAATTCAAAGGTGCTGAACCTGGAAAGGCTGACACCGATGATGCAGATGATGACAAAGTTGATTTGTCAAAAATGACTTATGATGAAAGGGCAAAATATTTTGATGAACACCCTGATGCATAAGTCTAAAAAATTTTAAATTAAATGTATCTTAAAGGATACAAAGAAAGGAAGGATTTATTATGGGAAAATTCGATTCAAAGAGTTTTAACGAAAAAGCATTTAAGTATGGTGTTGAAAATCCAAGAATACCAAACTTAAAAACAAATGAATTAAAGAAATCAAAAGCATTAAAAGGAAGTAAAGATATTAGAGATGTATTCACATCACAAAATGGAACTGTTTATGCTGAAATAGCAATGAAAGGTTTATTAGATGGGGATGCAGTAAACTATGATGGGCAAACAGATATTACAGCAACAAGTACAAAAACATTTAATCGTGGTATAGTAGTTGTTGGTCGTGCAAAAGCATGGACAGAAAAAGACTTTTCTGATGATGTATCAGATGAAGATTTCATGGATAATGTTCAAGACCAAGTTGCTGAATATTTAGATAATTTAGACCAAAATACAATACTTGCAATATTAGCTGGTATTTATTCAATGACAGGAACAAAAAATAAAGAATTCGTTGATAAGCACACATATGATATAACAGGTAAAGATGGTGATGAAGCAAAAGTTGGTCAAACAACATTAAATACAGCCATGAATCAAGCATGTGGTGCTAATAAAAAGAAATTTTCAATGGTATTTATGCACAGTGATGTTGCTACAAACCTTGAAAATTTAAAATTAGTAAAACATTTAACATATACAGATGCTGATGGAATAGAAAGACCATTAGATTTAGCAGCATGGAATGGAAAAATAGTTATAATTGATGATGAAATGCCTATTAAAAATGTTGCAGCAGTAGCAGAAAGTGGAACAAAAGGACAATCAAATTATGTTGCAGCACAAGAAGCATATACAGAATACACATCATATATTTTAGGTGATGGTGCTATTGATTATGAAAATATTGGTGCAAAAAAACCATATGAAATGAATAGAAACCCAGCTAAAAATGGTGGTGAAGATACTTTATATGTAAGACAAAGAAAAGTATTCGCACCATTTGGAATTTCTTTCACAAAAGCAAATATGGCTTCAAATTCTCCAACAGATGCAGAATTAAAAAACGGTGCAAACTGGGAATTAGTTCACAGTGGGGAATCTGTTGCAGCAAACAGAACATATATAAATCACAAAGCTATTCCAATAGCAAGAATCATATCAAAGGGATAGTAAAAGAAAGATGGTGAAATTATGGATGAATCAAATAATGAAGAAGTTTTGAACAATGAAGAAACTTCTGAAAATAATGAATTAGATTTGACACCTATAATTGAAAGCATCGTAAATATAATCAATCAAGAAAATACTGATGAAGAATTTATTGAAAAAATTCTTCAAAGGCTTATATCGTTTGGTTACACACCAAGTGAAGCCGATTCCTGGATGATAACTTTCTGTATGCAAAAGGTTGAAAATCATATTAAGAATTCATGTAATATTTCTGAAATTCCTGATGAATTGAAAGAAATTGAAATTGACAGAATTTGTGGTGAATTTTTATTTTCTAAAAAGCAAACAAATCAGTTGAATGCTGATAATGGTTTTGATGTTGAAATGGCAATAAAACAAGTACAAGCAGGTGACACAAATGTCACTTTTGCAGTTGGTGAAGGTTCAGAAACTTTGGAAACAAAGCTGAATGCATTGATTTCATATTTAATGAATTTTGGTGAAGGAGATTTTGTATGTTATCGCCAAATCAAGTGGTAGCAGTCCGAAAAGCCATTGAAATGACATATGATTGTACTTGTAATGTCATTCAAACTACAAAAATCAAAAAGGAAAATAAATCAACAGGATTTGTTGAAAGTAAAGTTGCAGAAAATAAAAAATGCAAATTATCATTTGAAACTGTTACAAAAGACAGTCAAGATGATGTAAAAGCGAATGTCATACAAATTACCAAATTATTTATTGCACCTGAAATAACTATATTACCAGGTTCAAAGATTGAAGTGACTGATGTTATGGGAAAAGTTACTATTTATAAAAGTAGTGGACAACCTGCAATATATCAGACACATCAAGAAATTGTGCTTGAATTAGATGAAAGGTATGCATAATTGGGTAAATATGGCAGTTGCAATTTTGATGGTGTGAAAGATTTAAGAAAACAACTTTCAACATTTAAAGAAGTACAGGTGCAACAATTCATTGAAGCATGTGCCAAAGAACTTGCAGCAAGATTACTTGCAAAAGTAATTAAAAGGACACCAGTTGGTATTTATCCAAGTGGTTCAGGCAAGGTTGGTGGTACATTAAGAAGGGGTTGGACAGCTGGAAAAAATCAAAATGCAACAAGTTATGCACAATCTTTACAAATTCAACATATTGGTGATGAATATATAATTGTCATTACAAACCCAGTTGAATATTCATCATATGTGGAATTTGGTCACAGAACAAGAAACCATAAAGGATGGGTTGAAGGAAAGTTCATGTTAACTATATCAGAACAAGAAATTCAAACCATCGCACCAAAGGTTCTTGAAAATAAAATTAAAAAGTTATTGGGGGAATGCTTCACATGATAAATAAAATTGTTGATGGAATCAGTAAAGCAATCAATGAAGAATTTGGTGATGATTATGAAATATACACAGAAGAAATTGAACAAGGACTTCAAGAACCTTGTTTTGCAATTGCTACTGTTGAACCCACAAATGATTTATTCAAACCAAATAAGTATTTTAGAAAAAATCCATTCTGCATTCATTATTTTCCTTCTTCAAAAGATAAGAAAAATGAATGTTATGCAGTTCTTGAAAGAATGTATCTTGCAATGGAATACATTGAAATTAAAGAAACTTTGGATGGTGTTACAACCACAAGCAAGGTAATGGGTACAAATATGAATGGTGTGTATGATGATGGTGTTTTACATTTCTTTGTAAATTATGACATGTTTGTCAATAAAATTGAAGATGCACAAACACCAATGGATTCTTATGATTACAATGCTGATATATAAGAAAGGATGATTCTGTTATGGGAAAAGATAAAAAAGAATATAAGGAAATCAAAGGTGTCAAAGAAGTTGAAGAAACTGTCTTTGATAAAGACCAATTGGTTTCTTCAAAAAAATTTATGAGTAATAAAGATGTTTTAAGTGTGCTAATTGAAGATGGTGAAAAAATAACCATTGAAGAAGCACAAAAAAGAATTGAAACATTTAAGAAAAGGAAGGTGAAATAATATGCTAGGTGGCGGAACATTTACTGCACAAAACAAAATACTTCCAGGTTCATATATAAACTTTGTTTCTTTAAGTAGAGCAAATGCAAATCTATCAGATAGGGGAATTGTTACAATGCCTTTATCATTAGATTGGGGTGAATCAGGAAAAGTAATTGAAGTTACAAATGCAGATTTTCAAAAAAATGCCTTAAAACTATTTGGTTATGATTATTCACATGACAAAATGAAAGGATTAAGGGATTTATTTTTAAATGCTAGAACACTTTATGCATACAGATTAAATGGTGCAGGTGAAAAAGCAACTTGTGCTTATGCAACAGCAAAATATGCAGGTACAAGGGGAAATGATTTAAAAATAATCATCGCAAAAAATGCTGATGATAATTCAAAATGGGATGTTAAAACAGTTCTTGGAACAACAATCGTTGATGAACAAGTTGGTGTGGCAAATGCAGCAGCACTTGTAAATAATGACTATGTTGATTTCAAAACAACTGCAACATTAGCAGTTACAGCAGGAACAGCCTTAACAGGCGGAACAAATTCAGAAGTAAATGGTGAAGCTTATCAAGGATACTTGAATAAGATTGAATCATATACTTACAACATTATGGGTGTTGCTACAACAGACAACACAATTAAAAACTTAATTGTTGCATTCACAAAAAGAATGCGTGATGAAGTTGGTGCAAAATTCCAAGCAGTTTTACACAATATAGCTGCTGATTATGAAGGTGTAATCAATGTAATAAACACAGTTACAGCAGATGCAAACTTTGATGCATCAGCAATTATATATTTCATGGCAGGTATTGAAGCAAATTGTGCTATCAATAAAACATGCTTAAATAAAATATATAATGGTGAATTTGAAGTTAACACAGATTACACACAATCAGAATTAGAAGATGCCATCAAGAATGGTAAATTGGTACTTCACAATGTAAATAATGAAGTAAGAATATTAGAAGATGTAAATTCACTTGTTACAACTTCTGATACAAAAGGTGAAATATTTAAAAATAACCAAACAATTAGAGTTGCAGACCAAATTGCAAATGATATTGCAGTATTATTCAACACAAAATATTTGGGAAATGTTCCAAATAATGAAAGTGGAAGAATAAGTTTATGGACTGATATTGTAAAACATCACACACAATTACAAGAAATTGGTGCAATTGAAGATTTTTCAGATGAAAATGTTACTGTTTCAGCTGGGGAATCAAAATCATCAGTTGTAATTGATGATGTAATAACAGTTATAAATGCAATGTCACAATTATATATGACTGTAAAAATAGCATAGAAAGGGGGATTTTACAATGCCTAATAATAATGTTGTAATGAAAGCAAAGGATACTTTGTCAGCAAAATTAGCTGAATGTTTTATCACAATTGGTAACAATAGATATAACTTCATGCAAATGATAAATTTTGAAGCACAGTTTGAAAAAACAAAAACAGAAGTACCAATTTTAGGTAAGACAGGAAGCGGAAACAAATCAACAGGCTGGAAAGGAACATTTTCAGCAACAATGCACTATAATCAATCAGTATTAAGAAAATTACTTGAACAATTTAAAAATACAGGTGAAGATGTATATTTTGAAATTCAAGTAACAAATGAAGACCCAACATCAAGTGTTGGAAGACAAACAATCGTATTCATTGATTGTAATATTGATGGTGGAATTCTTGCAAAATTTGATGCTGATGGTGAATACCTAGATGAAGATTGTGATGGAACATTTGAAGATTTCAAAATGCCTGAAACATTCAAATTACTTGATGGTATGTTATAAAATAATAATTAGAGTGTTACCCAAGGCTTATCAAATAATAAAAGATAAGGCTTGGGTATTTTTTAATATCATAAGAAAGGAATTGATAATTATGTCAGATTTAAGTAGATTTTTAAAGGAAAATAAAAAGGTAAAAGAAAACACAACTTTTCCAGCAACTGCATCTTTAACAGATGAGAAAGGAAAGCCATTATTATGGACAATAAGACCACTTACTACAAGGGCAAATGATGATTTAAGGGATGATTGCACATATGATGTACCAATCAAAGGAAAACCAAATCAATTTAGACAAAAACTTGATACATCAAAATATTTAGCAAAAATGATTTGTGCTAGTGTAGTTGAACCAAATTTGAATGATAAAGACTTACAAAATAGTTATGGTGTTATGACACCCGAAGATTTGATTCGTGAAATGATAGATGACCCAGGTGAATACAATGCACTTGCTGAATTCATTCAAAATTTTAATGGATTTACTGAAACACTTGATGAAAAAGTTGAAAAAGCAAAAAACTAATAAATGAAGATAGTGATGCATCATATGCTTATTACTGTCTTCATAAATTACACATGATGCCTTCTACTTACATAAATTTGGATGAATATGAAAAGGCATTTATTATTGCTGCAATTCAAATTAAAGTCGAAAATGAAAAGAAAGAAAACGACAAAATTAGAAGACATCGCAAAAAATAGAAAGAAGGTGGACAAATGGCAACAATACAAACTGCTATTGGTATTACAGACAGAATGACACCTGTTTTGCATGGCATAATCAATGCACTTGATAGTACAATAAATACTTTTGAAATAGCGAAAAGTTCACTAAACGAACCATTTGATACAGATGGATTTGAAACTGCTAGAAATCAAATTGATGCTGCAAGAATCGAACTTGAACAAGTCAATATTGCTGCACAGAATGTCAATGAATCATTTTCAAACATTAAAAGTCCATCCATAAAAACACCAAATATTGACCCATCAAAAGTTAAAAATCTAAAAGGGTTGATTGATAATAACACAAATGCACAAAGAAATTTTAATAATACAGTAAATCAAGGTTCATCAGGATTTGACAGAATAAAAGGAAAGATTATTGGAATAATTGGTGCATATGCAAGTTTTCAAGGTGTAAAGAAATTAGTTGATATGTCTGATGAATTTACACAAACAACTGCAAGATTAAATTTAATGAATGATGGATTACAAACCACCGAAGAATTACAAAGAAAAATATATGCATCTGCTGAAAGGTCAAGGGCAAGTTATGCAACACAAGCTGATATTGTTGCCAAACTTGGTCAAAGGGCAGGAAGTGCCTTCAAAAATAATGATGAAACAATCGCATTTGCAGAAAATTTAAGTAAGATGTTTGTTATTGCTGGTGCAAGTCAACAGGAAATGGCTTCTGCATCATTACAATTAACACAAGCATTGGGTTCTGGTGTTCTTCGTGGTGAAGAATTGAATGCAGTTTTTGAATCTGCACCAAATATTATCCAGGCAATCGCAGATTACATGGGCAAACCAATTGGAAAAATTCGTGAAATGGCAGCAGAAGGTCAAATTACAGCAAGTATTGTAAAAAATGCATTATTAAGTGCAACAGATAAAATAAATACACAATTTGATAAAATGCCAAAAACTTGGGGTCAAGTTTTCACATCTATTAAAAATAAAGCAATAAAAGCATTACAACCTGTTTTGAACAAAATAAATGAACTTGCAAATAATCCACAAGTTGTGGAATTTGCAAATAGCATGATTACTGCATTGGGAATGGTTGGAATAGCAATTTTGAACATAATAGAACTGGCAAGTCAGATGTATGCATTTATAAGTGAAAATTGGTCATATATTTCACCAATCATTTATGGAATTGTTGTTGCATTGTTAGCATATCAAGCTGCAATGTTTATAACTAATACAATCAATGCTATTTCTGCACTTTCAGAAGGTGTCAAAGCTGCTGCATTAGCAATGTCAACAGGTGCAACATTCGCTGCAACTGCTGCACAATATGGATTTAATGCTGCATTACTTGCTTGTCCAATCACATGGATTGTTATTTTAATAATTGCATTGATTGCAGTATTAGTTTATTTATGGTTTACCAATGATGATGTGGCTTATGGTATTTTATACACTTGGGATGCATTAGTAATTGGATTGCAAGTTTGTGGACTTGGAATTCAAGGAATATGGTATGGTTTACAATTAGCAGCAATGTACTTATGGCTTGGAATTCAAACCGTAGTTCTTGGATTGATGGCTGCATGGTATGGATTCCAAACTGGTGTTGAAGCAGTATGTTTGGGTGTATTGTCAATATTCCAAGGATTGTACAATGGTATTGTTTCAATTGTAAATGGAATTATTTCAGTATTGAACAAAATACCTGGTGTCAATATAGATTATGCAGAAACAGCACATTTTGCTGATGATTTTGCATCTAACATGAAAGAAAATATGATTGATAGAAACCAAAAACTTCAAGATATGGCAAGTCAAATGGATGGAACTATTGAACAAATTGACAGCATGAAAGCAGATTTTGCATCCAAATTAAATGCTGGTGCAACAGCGGTGCAAAACAATGCAATGGAAAGAAACAACACAAGGGAAGACAGAGTTGCACACAGAAATGATTGGGTAAATGGTGCAAAAGATGCAATTAAGGGTGCAATATCAGATGTTGGTGATTCATTAAATTTTGATTCAAGTAATCTTGCAAATGATGCTGCTGATACTGCAAACAACACAGGTGCAATCAAAGATTCTGTAACAGCTAGTTCAGAAGATTTGAAATATTTAAGAGATATTGCAGAACAAGAAACAATAAACAGATTTACAACTGCTGAAATTAAAGTTGAAATGACAAATAATAACAACATAAATTCAGAAATGGATTTGGATGGTGTTGTTGATTATTTGGCAAATGGTGTAAATGAAGCTATGGAAAAAGCTGCGGAAGGGGTGCATGTATAATGTATTATTTTTATTTAGATAAAATATTATTACCTGTCACACCTTCAAAACTAACAATCAAGATTAAAAATCAAAATAAAACCTTGGTTGAAATAAATGAAGGTGAAATTAACATTCTAAAAAAGGCAGGATTAACAGAAATTGAATTTGAAGCAATGATTCCTGATGTTAAATATCCTTTTGCAGTTTATAAAAGTGGTTTTCAAAATGCAAAACCATTTCTTGATGCATTTGAAAAGTTGAAGACAAGTCAACAACCATTTCAATTTATAATTTCAAGAACTTATCCAAACGGAAAAGGATTATTCAACACAAATATAAAGGTTGCCCTTGAAGAATACACAATAAAAGAAGACAGAAGGGAAGGGTTGGATGTTATTGTTAGTTTTAAATTAAAACAATATAAAGATTTTGGAACTAAAATATGTAAAATTTCATTTCCAAAAACACAAAAACCTGTTGCAAAAACACCACCACCTGCAAGGTCAGCCCCAACATCACCAGCACCTAAACAACAAAATAAAACATATACAGTTGTTAGGGGTGATTGTTTGTGGAATATTGCAAAAAAATTTTATGGAAATGGCAGTCAATACACAAAGATATACAATGCCAATAGGGATAAAATAAAAAATCCAAATCTTATTTATCCTGGGCAGGTATTGACAATCCCAGTTTAGATTGGGGGTGTATTTTATGGCTTATGAATTACTAATTCAAAGTGGTGATAAAGTATTCCAACCAGTCATAGTTGGGGATATAACTTGGAAAACTGAAAGAAAAAGTTATCCAGGGGAATTGAAATTTGACATCGTAATGGATGACACAATAAAAAATATATCAGAAGGTAATGCAGTAAGATTCAAAAAGGATAATAACAATATTTTCTTTGGATTTATTTTTTCTAAAAAAAGAGAAAAAGAAAAGGTTATTTCTATTACTGCATATGACCAATTAAGATATTTTAAAAACAAGGACACATATGTTTATTCAAATAAAACAGCTGGTGAACTTGTAAGAATGTTAGCAAATGATTTTAATATGCAAACAGGCACGATTGAAAATACTGGTTTTAAAATACCATCAAGGGTTGAAGATAATACCACATTGTTTGATATGGTTCAGAATGCAATTGATTTGACAGTTCAAAACAAAAAAGAATTATATGTTTTATATGATGATTTTGGAAAAGTAACATTAAAAAATATTGCTTCAATGGTTTTGGATTGTCTAATTGATGAAGAAACCGCAGAAAATTATGATTATAAATCATCAATTGATGAAGAAACTTATAACCAAATAAAACTAACAAGGGAAAATGATGAAACAGGAAAAAGGGATGTTTATATGGCGAAAGATTCTTCAAAAATCAATGAATGGGGTGTTCTTCAATATTATGATACATTACAAGATGGTGAAAACGGACAAGCAAAAGCAAATGCCTTACTTGAACTATATAACAAGAAACAAAAAAATCTTACTGTCAAAAATATGCTTGGTGATGTAAGAGTAAGGGCAGGATGCATGATACCAGTAAAATTGGATTTGGGTGATGTTTCATTATTAAAATTGATGCTAGTTGAAAAATGTACACATTACTTCAAAGAAAGTGAACATTATATGGATATAACACTAAAAGGGGGTGAATTCGTTGCTTGATACTAATGATTTATTGAATACCATAAAAAAAGCAGCAAGTGAAGCGGTGGATGCATCCAAACCTGTTGCAATTATGTATGGTAAAGTGTTAAGTGTTTCACCACTTGAAATAAATGTTGAACAAAAAATGATTTTAACTTCTGAACAATTAGTCTTAACAAGAAATGTTACAGACTATGAAACAGAAGTCACAGTTCATTGGTTAACAGAAACAAAATCAATGAATGCAAATCATTCACACGAACTTTCAGGTGATGTTTCAGTTAGTTCAAAAGCAACTGTTTCACCAAATCCTGACAATGAAACTGTTACTATCCAAAATGATGTTGAAAACACAATGGCGGTCGAACAAAGGAATATAAATTTATCACATAATCATTCAATTGATGGAAGAAAAGCAATGACAATCCATAATGGGTTAGAAGTAAATGATGAAGTTCTTTTGTTAAGAATGCAAGGCGGTCAAAAATATATAGTAATAGACAAAGTGGGGTGAAATAGATGATACCTAGTATGAATAGTATATTGACAACTGAAATTGAAGTTGAAACAGAAGGCACAAAAAATTATCAAATGCATTTTACTGAAAAATTCATAAATGGTTTTGTTGATGAATTAAAAGCAATGCATCAGGTAATTTATAAAATTTTAAATACTGAAAGATACCAATATATAATTTATTCATGGAATTATGGAATTGAAACATTAGATTTATTTGGTGAACCAATTTCATATGTTTGTCCTGAAATAGAAAGAAGAATCATCGAAGCACTAACACAAGATGACCGAATTGAATCTGTTGATAATTTTGAATTTGATTATTCTGAAAAAGGAAAATTACATGTAACATTTAGTGTACACACAATTTATGGAGATTTAGAAGAAGAAAGGGTGGTGAATTACTGATGGCATATGAAGAAACTACATATGAAGTTATATTGCAAAGAATGTTAGACCGTGTGCCTAATAATATGGACAAAAGGGAAGGTTCAATTATTTATGATGCACTTGCACCAGCAGCGGTTGAATTACAACTTATGTATATAGAATTAGACACAATTTTGAAAGAAACATTTGCAGATACAGCCCAAAGGGATTATTTAGTTAGAAGGGCAGCAGAAAGGGGAATTACACCATATGAAGCAACTTATGCAACCTTAAAAGGGGTATTCACACCTTCTTCACTTGATGTTCCAATTGGTTCAAGGTTCAATTGTAATGATTTGAATTATGTTGTTACTTCAAAAATACAAGATGGTGAATATCAATTGCAATGTGAAACTTTGGGTGTTAGTGGTAATGCTAATTTTGGAAGTTTAATTCCTATTGATTACATTCAAGGGTTAGAAACTGCAACATTAACTGAATTACTAATTCCTGGTGAAGATGAAGAAGATGTTGAATCTTTAAGGTCAAGATATTTTGCTTCATTTGATACTAAACCATATGGTGGAAATAAAAATGACTATATTCAAAAAACAAATGCAATTGCAGGTGTTGGTTCAACAAAAGTAACACCAGTATGGCAAGGCGGTGGAACTGTACTTTTGACAATTTTAAATTCAGAATTTGACAAAGCAAGTACAGCACTTATAAATACTGTACAACAAACAATTGACCCAACACAAGATGGCACAGGTTTAGGTGTTGCACCAATTGGTCATGTTGTTACTGTTCAAACTGTTGAAGAAGTTCCAATCAATGTAAAAGCAACATTTGGATTTGATGATGGGTATAGTTTTAATGGTTTAAAAACAGCAATTGAAAATGTAATTAAAAATTACTTACTTGAATTAAGACAGAATTGGGCAAATCAAAACAATACTGTTGTTAGAATTAGTCAAATTGAAACAAGAATATTACAGATTGAAGGTATTGTTGATATTCAAAATACTAGAATTAACAATTCAACATCAAACTTAACATTGACAGAATATCAAGTTCCAACATTTGGGGGTGTTAGTCAATGATAAGAGATGTTGAACTTTTGAAACATCTTCCATTATTTGTTCAGGAATATAGAGAAATCAGGGCAATTATGAATGCTGAAAATCCTGAATTTCAAACAGCGGAAGATGAAACAGAAATTATTTTTAATAATCAATTTATTCAAAGTTGTAATTTGAAAGGTATAGCAAGATTTGAAAGTTTAATGGGAATAGTACCTGAACCTGATGATACACTTGCATCAAGAATTTCAAGGGTATTAACAAGATGGAATGATACTGTTCCATATACTTTTATTGTTTTATGTCAAAGATTAGACACTTTATGTGGTGAAGGAAATTATGAAATTGAAAGAGATATAAACAACTATACAATGGATATTACAACACATCTTGAACTTGTGGGGCAAACTGATGAATTAGATTATATGCTTAGTTATATGATACCTGCTAATATTGCAATGACAGTCAGAAATGAAATGCATCTTAATATGACAGATGGAACAGCAAAATTGGCAAGTGGTATTACTTTTTGCAATATTATTGAAATAACTGATAGCTTCCAAGAAAATATGGGAATTGAAAGTGATTCAAATATTGCTGGTGCGGTTGTAAATACTGCATCAATAGAAATCACAGATAATTTCAATGAAAATTTTGAAATTGATAGTGAAAACAAAATGGGGTCAAATTTAAGTTTGGCAGAAATTATTGTAGGAAAGGATGAATAATATGGCAGAATTTAATAAGTTGATAATAACAAACAAAGGCCAAGCCTTAATGGCAAAATTGATTGCAGGAACAACAACTGTTGAATTTACAAAAATAAGAACATCAACGAATGTTTATACAAATGCCCAAATCCTTGCATTAACTGCATTGGCAAATGTAAAACAAACAACTGATGTTTCAAGAGTAATAAGAACAAATAATGTTGCAGTTCAAGTTGAAGGTGCAATCGAAAATTCAAATTTAACAACTGGATACAAAATCAATTCAGTTGGTTTATATGCAAAAGACCCTGATGAAGGGGAAATTTTATATGCAGTTGCAAGTGTTGCAAGTTCAGATAATGGTGCATGGATGCCACCATATAATGGTGTTGCAGTAAGTGGTGCATACTTCAAACTTATAACAACTGTATCAAATTCAGATAATGTGTCACTACAAGTTGACCAAGCAGCAGTTGCAACAGTTGGTGACATTCAAGATTTACAAAGTCAAATATCAGATTTAGAAGCATTCATTGGTTATAAAGATGATGACATATATGGTGTTGAAGTTGATTTTGTAAACAAAAAATTCACAAGACTTGCAGGTGCAGTTGGAAAAACAGGCGGTGCATCATTTGATGGTGTTCATTGTTTCGGTGGAAGAAGAAGATGTAATTTAACAGATGATGGAAAAGTTATTGCATATCATGGTGATACTGGATATTCAGAAACTGGTGCATTAACACAAGCAATAACAATTGATGAAACAACATATGCAGCTGGTACAAAAGTTCAAACAATGGTTGAACAACCAAAATTCTATTATAAAGTTGTTCCATTAGAACTTGAAATCATATCAGAAGGTGACAATTATGGTCATCACATGAGAAAAGGAAGATATTACATTTCACCAGTTCCAAAACTAGGATTTAAGTTACATCCTGCATTTATCAGAGATGGAAAAGAAAAAGATTTTGTTTATTTGTCAGCATTTGAAGGTTCATTGTATGATGTTTCTGCAAGTGCTTATATTTTGGATGATTCACAAGTTGCAAGTTTTGTTGCTTCAACAGGTGATAAACTTTCAAGTATAGCAAATGCAAAACCAATGTCAGGATTAACACAAGATATGACAAGGGCAAAAACAAGAATAATTGCTGAAAATCGTGGAACAGGTTGGGAACAAGAAACTGTTCAAATGGCATCTGCTTCACAATTATTGATGTTAGTAGAATATGCATCATTCAATATGCAAACAGCAATTGGAAATGGTAATGTTTCAAAGACTGATGATGGAACAACAAACATGGCAGAAAATACAGGTGCAACAACTTCACTTGGAAATGCAAGTGGTGTTGTAACAAATACAAATGGAATTTTAATTGTTTCATATCGTGGTGAAGAAAATCCATGGGGAAATATATGGAAATGGGTTGATGGTATAAATATTCAAAATCCATCACCTTTTGCAGCAGGTCAATATGGAAATGTTTATGTTGCAGACCATGGTTTCGCAGATGGAATAAGTGCATCACCATATGAAGATACAGGAATTCACCCATGTTATGGTGAAGGTTATGTTTCAGCATTTGGATATAATGAAAAATTTGATTGGTTATTTATACCAACTGAACATAGCGGTAACAGTTCATTACCTGTTGGTGATTATATGTATAACAACCAACCAGGTTGGAGGGTTGCCCTTCTTGGTGGTGGTTGGTATGACGGTTCTAGGGCTGGTGCTTTCTATTGGAATCTTGGTAATGCTGCTTCTAATCGTAATCGTAATGTCGGCGGTCGCCTGGTGTATGTACCTGATGTTGCTTAACCAAAGAAGTAAATAATTAAATATATGGGCGAAATATTCTGATATACCATTATCATAGTAGAAATTGAAAAAAGGTTTTGGTTCTCGCCGGTTGCCCTTCTTGGTGGTAGTTGGAATGACGGTTCTAGA